ATGGGCGCGACGCACCGCATCGAGCACCTCCAGAACAGAATAGCCGCGGCCATAGCCGCAATTGGCAACCAGACTGTCCCCGCCACTGCGCAAATAAGCCAGCGCCTGAAGGTGGGCCGCGACCAGATCGGTGACGTGGATGTAATCGCGAATGCAGGTGCCATCACCGGTTGGATAGTCGGTTCCAAAGACATCGATATGGCCACGCTTTCCAAGAGCTGCCTCATTGGCGACCTTGATGAGATGGGTGGCGCCCGCGGGTTGACTGACCAGTACGACCGCGAGGATCCGCGCCGGCGACGTTGAAATATCGCAGGGCTGCGTAGCGAAAATCATGTGCAGCGGCAGTGTCGCGCAACATCAGTTCTGTCATCAGCTTGGAGACGCCATAGGGAGAGGCGGGCATCAAATCCGCGCTCTCACCCACCGGCTCGTCGCTCGCAGGAGTGCCGTAGACGGCTGCGGTTGAGGAGAACACAAAATGTGGAACGCCTGTTTCAACTGCAGCACGGATCAATCCCAACGAATTGACGGTGTTGTTCTGGTAATATCCGAGCGGGTCGGAAACCGAATCTGGCACGACCACCGAACCGGCAAAATGGATGATCGCATCGACGTCATGGCTGGACATGATCGAGGCCATCTGACTGGTGTCAGCAATGTCAGCGCGGATGAACTTCGCCTCCGGTGCCACCGCCCACTCAAAGCCGGTCGACAGCCGATCCACCACGACCACGTCCTCGCCGGCATCCACCAATGCCCAGACCATGTGGCTGCCGATATAACCGGCGCCGCCGGTAACAAGTATGCTCATCGTTGTTGTCCCGATCTGAATTGCCAGCCAAATCCTGTCAGAGCCTGGCTGACATATGGTTGAGCGAAATAGCTATGGTGTTATTTGGTAGAACATGCGCAAAACTCCACTTGCACAGCAATAATCCGAACTGATTTCAGTTGTTTCCATTAAGGGCGATGCTCCCCTCTGTTTGCAAGAGATCCGGCAAACGGAAGCAATCACTGACTATGTTTCTCTATCTGTTCAGCTAATCCGAGTACTATATGCGGCGTAGCCGACATACACTTCATCAAATCTGCCGGGAGTTGTCAGTGTGGGCACGTAGCTGAAGCTTGTCACCGCTTCATTTGTCACCGCATCGAACTGCGTCCCGGAGGAGAAGCTGATTATCGTATTCGTACCTTCATTTAGGATTAACGAAAATCCAGTCGCGGAATATGTCGGCATGACATCTCTCCCAATCTGTCATGCAATCAATACTATGGTTTAAATATTTTTAGGCCATAGTATTGTATCAATATTCATTGAATCGTCCAAATAGGACCTATGGATATTCCCGCCTCCGAGCCCGGGAAAGGTTACACCGCCAGCCCATCGCGAACTTTCAGCCATTGCGTGCCGTCGCTGTAAGCGAGTTGAGCGCCGCCCGCAGCGTCGTTGACATAAGCAATTGCACCGGCGCCGACGCTGGAAGCTGTAGGCAACGCCGTCTTGACGTAGCTTCCGACGCGAACCGGCCCGGTGACATGAAGGCGCGTCGACGGCGTCGTGGTGCCGATGCCGACGTTACCATCGTCAGAAAGACGAATCCGTTCGTTGCCGCCGGCATAAAGCCTTTGGCTCCGGCCTGGAGCGTCATACATTGCCATGATGTCACTGGTGCTGCCGTAGATATAGAAGCCGCTGCGGTTCCAATCCGGCACGCCGATCCATGCTTGGGATCCGCTCGGTCCGGAATTGGTCAATTGGATGTAAGCGGCGGTTGAGGAGGTCGAACGGATGCCGCCGCCGACTTCAAGTGGCCCGGCTCCCGGCGCCTTGCCGATGCCTATCCGCCCGGTCGAAGCGTCCACAGCAAGTGCGGTGGTCCAGGTCGTGTTGTCGTCGCTGACCTTGAGTTCGATGTTGTCGCTGCCGAGCAGGCCGAATTCCGCCCGGCCGGAATAGCCGGTCTGAAACAGAACCGCACCTGTATCGGTCGGGGCAGCCTTGTTGATCTTGAGCTGGTGATCGCCGGACACTCCGTCGAAAAGGCTCGCCGGCCCGCCAACGGCAAGGCGGTTGGTCGTGTCGGCGCTGGCATTGATGCCGAGCTGGTCGAGTGCGCCGGCGATATCGCGCCAGTCGTCTCCGTCGAAAACCAGTGCGCGCGTCTCGTCAGCGACCCAGGCAATCCAGCCAGCACGCGGCACATGATAGACCCAGACGCCGTCCAGGAAACAGGCAATCTTGCCGTCCTGCCCGGACCAACCGTCTTGGCCACCGGCGGCAATGAGATAGCGTGCGCCATCTTCCGGTTCCGCTGGCGGTGCCGATTGGCCGCGCGAGACAAGCGAAAGTTGGACCAGCGCATCAAGTGCCAGCAGCGCCTCATTGTGCGTCACATGCTTTTGCGCCTGCGACGGCATGAGCAACGGCAGGAACATATTCGGGGATGTGTCAGACATGGTTCGCCTCATACGATCAGTTGATAAGCAGGACGATCATATGTAACTATATTCATAGGGGGATAAATTAGTTTAGAATCCCGGCGACAGAGAAGAGTATGAAACGTAATTTTGCTGGGGCTTACCAGTAGTCATAAACGGCTTCTAAAGCTCATATAGCGAAATGGAACTTATAATTAATCTGCGGAAAACGCATAAAATCAATTAAAATCAGCGCCATACACCTTGTCTAAAAATTCATACTGGACAGCAGTATCGTGAACGACGGAACCTATTCGCAGATTGCGCATCCGCGTTATTGTCGCTGATCTTTACTGTCGGGATTTCCGCCGCTGACGCAGAATGGTTCCTTGCTGAAATGTGTGACGTTGAGGGGAAGTCTTATTACTCAAAGGGTTGATTGGTCGGAGCGGCAGGATTCGAACCTGCGACCCTCTGGCCCCAAACCAGGGCTCCACCTACTTCTTATCCTATGCGAAACGTCTTCTGGGGAAATTGGTAGGGGCGGCAGCTCTTTCGCTATCGCCGCGCAAAGCGGAATTAACCAGCAATATCAATTGGAAAGACTGGTCGGAGTGAGAGGATTCGAACCTCCGACCCCGTCGTCCCGAACGGGGGGATGTGCGCAAAAGCTCAATGGAATCAATCAAGGTGGATTGACTTGAGCATGATATGTTCACGTCTGTTCGGCTGAAAGCGGACAATAACCGGACAGCAGCTGGCTTCGTTCTCATCGTCATGGCCCTTTTGCGACTAATCCAAGTCTCCCACCTCACCTGCCTGAAAAATAATTGTCGGATCTCCGTACTCACCCAAAGTTGGGTTTGCTTCACGCCACCATGCGACCACACCAGCGTGCTTGTCCTCGATCCCGACAGCGTGCCGCCTCGCGCGTTCCTCAGAATCAAACTGCAACGGCTCCCCCGACGGCTGAGAGGTTCCCTCTTCGTCCAGATCAAAGGCCTGAACAACGATCAATCTCGGTAGCTGGCTCATAGGCACCTCCTGATCCAGTTTCCTATCACTTACCCGCCATCGAACGCCACTTCTCCAACGCTATGAGATGACCGTCCCCGGAAATCACAATCTTGCTCAGAGTGATCAAGACGAATGGAGCGCCTGTGTTTTGTGTGTTCATTGTTCTTTGCCGCTGGCCCGAACGGCGCTAAGATTTGATCATGAGCATCAGTTCCGAAGTAACCACCACGACATCCACCTCAGTTGCGTCCTCCGGCAAAAGTCAGCGCGACAATTTCACCGAACCGACCAAGCGGCTCATGGCCCAACGTGTTGGATGGCTATGCTCCAACCCGGTGTGTACCAAACCGACTGTCGGCCCGCAAAAGGGCGGTTCCGGCACGATGAACATCGGCGTTGCGGCGCATATCACGGCTGCCTCGGAGGGCTTTGCGCGTTACGACGCCCGGTTGACCCGGGAAGAACGGAAAGCGCCGGAAAATGGTATCTGGCTCTGTAGCGATCACGCTCACCAGATCGACCATGACGAAAAGGCATTCCCGGTGGAATTGCTCCACAAATGGAAGAAGGACGCGGAGGAAAGGGCGTTTGAACAACTGCTCACGGGTGGTCGCGCTCGCGTGGAGCCCATGGGCGCAGAGCTTGCGGAAGCCCTTGGATATCTCCGCCAGCAGTTTGCTCTTCCAGAGAGCGAGGGCCTGCCAGCCTTATTTGAAAGGGTGCGTTCGGCAGCGCAGCGCCACATCGAGACATTTTCTGAACAGGGTCCCGCCCATGCTGTTTCACTCTACCTGACAGCGGCTTCATCCCGGGGCAGGTCATTCACGCACGTCGAAATGGCCGCAGCACTCCGGTCGTGTGGCATCCTCGACCTTGTGGCCGAACCGGGTCAGGGCAAGTCGACCACGTTGGTACAGCTCGGTGCCACACTGTTGGAAAGCGGACCGCTGCCATTGTTGGTCCCTCTCGCCGAAGTCGGCCATAGCGTCGACGACCTCTTTGCGTGGATTGCCGCTCGTCAGGCATTTACGGGAATCCGGTCAGATCATCTCAAGTTCCTCGCGTCGCACGGCGAAATAGCGTTCCTGCTAGATGGATGGAACGAGGTGACACCGGCCGCGCGGCTGGCGCTCATCAAGACCATGCGGGCGCTCGGGCGTGAATTTCCGCTCCTCGTTATCTGCATTACCACCCGCCCGCAGGCCGCTGCAGTGCCGTTCGTTGCGCGGACGATTCACGTCGAGTCGCTCTCCGACGAGCAGCAGGAGGAGATGACATCAAGGCACGGAAGTGTCGGGCAGGACTTGTTGGACCGCGTGCGCAGGACCTCTGGTGTCCGTGACCTCGCCCGAATCCCGTTTTATCTTGAGGCCCTCCTGCAGGTTGGAGATGCCGGCGCATTCCCCACGTCCAAGGAGGGCACGATTGCGCTGCTGGTGAAACAGCATGAAGACATTCCCGAACGCGCCGAGCAACTCCGACAAAGCATGCTGGGGCAACACCGGCGTTATCTGGGTGACCTGGCTGTTGCCATGATGCAGGCGCGGACTACAGCGCTGGATGACACGGCAGCACGACAGTCCCTGAGGGCGACCAACGCCAAGTTGTTGGCCGAAGGACTGGTCCAGAACGCCCCTGAACCAGCCAGCGTCTTGGAGACCCTCGTCGCTACCCATGTGCTGGTACTTGGCGAAGGCGACATCTACGCCTTCCAGCACCAGCAATTTCAGGAGTGGTACGCCGCCGGTCATGTCGAGGCAAGAATGCGTGACCTTCCCAAGGACGCTGGCCTCGAGAGCAGTTTCGCCCAGGAGCTTCTCAATGATCGGCTGTGGGAAGAAGCTATTCTCTTTGCATGCGAGCGTCTTGCGATGGATGCATCTGGTGCCGCCATCGTCGCCCAGGCGGTAAGACTTACGATGTCGGTCGGACCGATGCTCGCGGCGGAAATGGTATATCGGACAGGAGACGCCGTTTGGGCCTTGGTCTCAGCCGAGGTGCAGGCTTTTGCCCGGGCTTGGCACCAAGCCGATAAGGTGGATTTGGCCGTCGGCTTTATGATGAAGACGGGCCGTGCTGATTTTGCCGACCTTGTTTGGCCGCTCGTATCCAACTCTAGTGACCAAATCCAAGGTGAAGCTCTCCACCTCGGTGACCGTATCCGTCCGACTGTTTTCGGAGATCACCTGAAGAAGGATTACGAGCAGTTGGAGGAGCGTGTTCGGGAAAGACTCGTGTCAGGGTTGATCTTCGGGGGGGGCATCGAAGCGCTGGAGACAGCGCTCGACCTCGCCAAGCGGGACCTCAGCGTCGAGGTCAAGTCCGAAGCAATCGAGGCGTTGCATTTCCGCGGCGCACCCCGGCAAGCTACAGAGGTGCTGGATGGCGCGGAGGATGCGGTTTGGCAACGCGTCGCCGAACGGGACTATTTCGACGGATTAACGGCCCCGCACGTCCTGAGGCGTTTACGAGCGCTGCAGGAGGAGGATGCCAAGGCAAACCCAAGCGTTCCCCGCAGCCTTGCGCGCTGTACCCGCAAGGCCGAGATTTCAGGGGACGCCGCCGAACTCGAAGGCATCCTGCGCGACAAAAAGTTGGACCTCCATGCCGAAAATACAAGGGCCGCGTTCCATCAGGCCGCAAGCTCGTTTCCTGCAGTCGTTGCAACGGCGTTGCAGGATCGGATTCTGGCCGACCTCTCATTGCCCTTCCGGGTACAGGGTTATCTGTCGCCCCAGCCAGTCAGCGAGGCCGCGGAACTCACGAACATCATCGATGGTAGCGCGAAGGTTGATGAGCGCACTGGCGGCGCACTCTTCCTGGCGGGACCCGGCATCATCTCGCGGATGATACGTGAATTCCTGGCGCTCAAGCCCCAAATCTATGCGAACGGCATGCCGACCTCGCAGCAATATGCCCCCTTGAAGCTGCTGCGAGACAAGATATCAGCTACGCGGCCCGAGGCGTTCGTCGAAGCGATCGCGTCATTCTCGGCCATCCAGAACCAGAGCGATATCGAGGCACTCGCCGACCTCATCACCGTCCACGGCAAGCACGGCACGAACGAGCGCATGGACGACATTCCGGCAGAAGCGCGCCGCAAGCTCGTTGAAGCGCTGAACGGCTGGGCGGATTGCCTGATGGCGTCCGGACCACCGTCACGGCACGACATGGCGGAGGTGGTGGATGCCATGCGGCGGGTGCCGGACCCGTCAGAAATGAAGTGGGTCTCGGCATTCCTACACGAGGACCTCAATCAGCGGGGTGCACTCAAGGAGCTGGCCACGAAGGGCCGTGACCGGGAGGCTCTGAACGAATGGCGCACCTCTCATGCCTTGTCATACCGGCAGGCGCTCTACGAGATCGGCTCCGACGAGGCATACGAGGTTGCAAAGTCCTTGCTGCGGCATCCCGAGTTTGGCCATGACGCGGCCATCGCACTTCGCCTCATCGCTATGCCGGCTCTCTTGGAGAAGCGTGCAAATGTATGGCCCGATCTGGATCGCGCCCAATCTGCACGTGAAAGAAGGTCAAGCCAGCCTGAACTTTCGCTTGATGCTGCCGAGAGCATGCTTGACGTAGCGGTGGAACTAGCTTCGGCCGAGCCGCCACACGGGTGTGCCGTGGCGATGGCCGCCATTGCCGTCGTCATGCCGCATATAGCCCGACCAGAGTTGATGACAAAGATTGCGGGGTTCGAGGTCACCTCTCACACCAAACTCGACTTGTTCAACGGAATGATCGTGGGTGGTCTGCTGCCTCCGGCCAACTTAGTGCTTCAAGAATTCGGAAAATTCTTGGCCGAGAAGGAGGACAGGTGGTGGGACGACCAGACATCGTACGCGATGTTCAGTTGGCTGAAAGTGTTCCCGAACACCGACCGCCCCGATTCTGTTTTTGATGCCTTGGCGCTCGTACCTGAAAATAACCTTTCGAGGTGGCGTATCCGAGATATTCTGCCCCAGCTCAGGCTCCTGGATGTCGAAAAACGGGCGCATATGTTGCGTGAGTTTGCCCTCAAATTTCCTGACATGCTGTCGGAGCATGAGTGGTTCGACCAAGTACGAAAACTTGGCTTCCGCGCGGCGATGGACCTCCTTCTCCAGGGAGTCGAGGGTGACCTCGGGAAAGGCTTCGACCTGAGCTCGGGCCATTTCCTGCTGACTGAACAGCTCGCCTACGCCATGGCAGACGACGATGAAACCTACCTCTTCGAAAAACTGGCCGAAGCTCGCTCCGACAGAGCGAAAGCGCTGGTCTTCTCCGTTCTTCTGAAAACCTCTTCCGTCGACGGCTTGCTGGCCGCGGCACGATCCCTTGTGGGGCAGCAGGTCATCCGCCGGCAGGGAGAACGCGGTGTACAGGAGATGATCTACACCAAAGAGCCGCATAGCCCTGACGGAACGTCCTATGAGCTCAGGCCGCGCAACGCTTCCGCGCTTCGGCGGGAGTTGTTCGCTTTGACGGTGTCTCCCGACAAGGACCATGCGGCGTTCGCGGTGGACTACATGACCCGCATTGACATGATCCGGCAGGAATATAGGGCCACGGAGGATGAGCCGAGACACCCTGACATTTACAGTGGCCGACCTTGGCCACATTTGGCCTCTCCGCACTGAAGCACATGGGCTCAGCGCTGGCGCATGCCATGGAGCGTGCGCGACCGGCCACATAAACTAGGGCGGATGCCAAAGTCCGTTCTCGATCACCCGTCGCCCAATAGCCGTCGGTCTGCTTCCGGCCGATTCTGTTGAAAAACTCACCGCGATCGATTTCGGCTCACGTCACCCAGAATGGAATTGCGTCCGAACGGATTTTCTATTGCACAGACGAAAAACATTTTGTCGTTGATTGAAATGTGAGAATTCCATTCCAGTGGTTTGGCTGGATAATCAGCCGACGGCACTTTTCAGGAGTTTTTCAACAGTATCGGCCCTTTGCGGCCCTCCGTCAGCTTGTCGAATGCCGCACCCAACTTCCGCATTGCTGCCATTCGCCAATCACGCGGCATTTTTGATGTATCAATGTCGGCATAGCGGACTTTGCAGCCGTTCGCCATGCGTTCAACAATCGCGTCACCCTAACATTTGCCTAACAGCCTCAAGCAAGAATTCGTCCTGATAATGTCTGGCCGCGAAGGACAGGCCGACAGGGCATCCGTCGACCGTCAGTAGCGGCGCTGAAATCTCGGGAAGGCGGCCAACACCGGAAAAGGCAGTAATCGTCATCGTCCTGTCGTAGAAATCCAGAACCGCGTCGCTGTTGGTAAGCGAACCCTTTAACGGCGCAATGACAGGGGTGGTGGGAAAGCAGATGACGGTACCCGGCGTAAGGTAGTCATTGATTTCTCTAAAAAACTGTTCGCAACGCGCAATGCTTTCCAGGTTGGCTGTGCGGACAGAGTCCTGAACATTGCCGTATGCCATAGAGAATGCAAAACCAAGCTCTGGCTTGTTCGTCTCGATCCAAGACCCCACTGTGTTTTGAAACTCTGCCGTCATCAGATTTCGAAGCGCTTTTGTGTTGCAATCGCTTAGCGGGATGTCTTCACCTACGATCTGCGAAAAGCGGACGGGTTCCAATGAAAGGCCTGTGCGGCGCGCAATTTTTTCCAATTCACCAAACGCCTGTTCTCGCACCTCTTCGTCCGCGACCTCCATTGCGTCGGACAAGACCAAGATGCGTTGCAAAGGTTCTTTCAGATCAGGTCTGCTGTGCAATAAAACACGAGTTGCCGCATCCAAATGCTCGAAGTGTTCTGCAAGGATACCCACGGTGCTGACACTTGGCATAAAGGGCAGCACCCCAGCCTCAGAAACCCTATGCAAAGAGGGGCGTATTCCCCAGATTCCGCAAAGGCTGGCAGGAACACGGATCGACCCGCCGGAATCCGTGCAAATTGAAAAATCTGCGACCCCATTGGCAACCGATGCCGCCGATCCGCTTGACGAGCCTCCCGGAATACGTTCCGGCGCTTTCGCGTTGCGCGGTGTGCCGAAAAACTGGCTTTCGCCATCCAGACTGTAGGTATATTCATCCGCGACAACCTTGCCCACGCAACGCGCCCCTGCGGCGGACATCTGGTCAACACAAAGCGCATTGTACTTGGGTGCCGGGTGCGCGTCTCTCCAAGCCGGGCTGCCATAAGAGGTTTTGTACCCGGCAATGTCGATATTGTCCTTCACAGTAAAGGTTGTTCCATCGAGCACACCTGTTCCTACAGGAGAGAGGTTCAGACGTTCGATAAAGCAACCGGAGGGGTCGGAAGGGGAGTTGTGGGGCATGGTTTCTCTAATTCAAGTGATCAAGAAAAGGACCATTAATAGTAGGATGAGGCAACCTGAATCTGAAGGCGTAACATGAATTCTCCACATGCACTTTGGGCTCGAAGCCGTCATGCGGCGGTGCAGAAAACATTCTGACTTCGTAACCGTCTGAATGTCCGCTCCATGTAGAATCGCCCGGCAGTTTCGCAGTTGCAGCAAACTTCCGCTTCCCGCCCAAACCGGCTAAGAACGGTGATCAAACGAAGGTCTGATATATCCGCGTACCATACCCTGATGGCCGGGCTCACCCCCGCGGCAAGTTCGCGGGCTGAGGCTCCTTATTGTCGAGGATGATGACTTCGCCCACCTTGGTGCCCTCGCCGCCGTGCAGCGTGTAGGTCAGCCCGACATCCACAAACCGGAACCCCGAAAACAGATCACGCACCTCCGGCCGGTCATTCAGCGACAGGATGAACCTGCCCCGGATACCGGCCAGCGTTTTCGCCATTCGGGAAAAATCTGATCGACTGAACACGCCGGGACCATAATCATTCTCGCTGCCGTAATAGGGCGGATCAAGATAGAACAGCGTCTCCGGCCGGTCGTAGCGCTCGATGAATGCTTGCCAGTCCAGGTTCTCGATGGTCACGCCGGCGAGCCGCTCGTGAACTTCCGCCAGCACCGGGCCAAGCAAGTTGACGTTGAAACGGGCGCCACCGGTGTAATCAGCGCCGAAGTTCCGGCCGCTCACCTTGCCGCCAAATGCAAGCCGCTGGAGGTAGAGAAAGCGAGCGGCACGTTCGAGGTCCGTCAGCGTCGAAGGATCCGCACTGCTCAAACGGTCGAAATCCGCCCGACTGGTGATCTGGAACTTCAGCGCATCCATAAACTGCGGGTAGTGCCTTTGCAGGATCCGGAACAGCGTCGTGACATCGCCCGACCGGTCATTGATGACCTCCGAGCGCGGGACCTGCCGACGCCGGAAAAAGACACCGCCCATGCCGACAAACGGCTCCGCATAGATGCTGTGGGGGATCTGTTCGATGATAGACGCGACGCGCTGCGCGAGTTGTTTCTTGCCTCCAATGTAAGCTGCCGGCGGTGAAACCGGACGGACTTCTGTGTACGGAAAAAGATCAGTCATTGTCGTGAGACCCATTTTCTGACACACCCCTTCCGCCCGCAAGGGCCCGGGTGCGATGGTATCTCGTGTGCTGTCGAGCGGGATCTCCTATGCCAATAGGCCCGCTGTCATGAGCCCCTGCAAGGGCTTTTGGCCGCCCGGGAGCGGCGGCATTACGCCGCAACCACCCCCGGCAGCGGATCTATGGCGGCGGCTTGCCGGTGAGATAGGTGTAAACGCCGATCATCCAGCCAGCGACAGCGAGCACTCCGCCCCCGATGCGGATCAGCCACTGCCCAAGAGTGCCGGCACCTTGAGCCTGCTCACGCATTTTCTTCACATCGTCGGTGACAGACCGCATATCTCCAACCTCATTGGCGAGAGTTTGCATCCCGGACTCAAGATGGCTCGTGCGCGTGTTGATGTCGTCAAGACGACGGTGAACATTGGCGCGGCTTTTGTCCGACTTCTCATCTGCTTCCTTGATGTTGGCCTGCACCTGCGAAAGCTGCTGGCCAAGCCCTTGCATCTGCCCGAAAAGTAATCCGAGAGAACGCTCAACTCCGCCAGTTTCATCGTCACTCATTGCGGTCTGGCCCCTTCGATCCCCATCTTCAATTCCTGGTACCATCCGGCACATTCCCTGATTTGCCCGTTTGCCCTGGCGAGCGCTCTGTCGGTTTTAAGGAGGGCGGCATCAAGCCGGTCTCCTGTTCGGACCCCTGACCTATAGGTTCGTCGGCAGGCATCGGGGTACTCCGGCAAGATGCGCCCGATCCGGCGCTCCTCGTCCGCGACGACAAGCGCTTGCGAAACCTGCCCGGCATTTGCCTTGTCCCTCGCGGCCTTGATGAACCTATCGTCCGCGCAGCCGGCCAATGAGATCAGAATCAACAGCGCAATCCCCAGCAACAGGGCGCGAAAGCAGATCGTCCAGGTCGTCATTGAGGTCTCCATTCCTTTGTTCCGCTGCCTGCAGCCTATTTGCCAGCATGAGTTGGGCGGCCACAGCGACGTTCGTGCGCCGTTGCGCTTCGGTCGACACTTCGTCGAGCCGGGCAGCAATATCGCGCTGTGCGGCAAGCTGAGCCTCAAGTGCCGCGATTTCAGCGCCAGCGACCATTTCGGTGACCCTGTCGTCGATGGCCTTGCGGATCGCGCTCGATTTGTCGAAATGCACCCACGCCAAAGCGGCGAGGATCAGAACCAGCGGAACCGGAATGATGAATCCGAGAACGCCGCCGATGATGCCGGCGGCCCGTTTGCCGAGGAAGCCCGCCAAAAACGCGCTCATGCCGGCGGCTCCTCGTCCCCATAGGCATTGGCGCCCATGTGCTTCATGACATTGTTGTCGTCGGCGGTGGCCGCGCCGGTGTAGACCGACAGCAGCACGGCCGCAGCGCCGAACGCCGTGGTCACTGCCGCCTGATCGAGCGCGCTGCCGGTGTCCCGCCACAAGAGCCAGACGATCAGCGATGCACAAAAGACCAGTGCTAGATCGATGCGCCGTCGGCGCTCCTTCCAGGGTGGGCGCTTCATGGTCATGCCTCGTTCGTGGTTTCGACCAACCGCCCGCCATCGGCGATCATGCGTCCGCCTGTCGGCAACGGGAAGCCCGACGGCCAGCGCACACCGCCATCGCGCAGGCGGTTCCTGGCAATCCGGGAGATCGTGATGGCGTCCGACTGATTGCCGCCCAGAACGTGGAAGTGCGTGGCGTCCTCGCCGACATAGAAACCGACATGCCCCTGCCATCCGGATTTCTTGCCCCGCCAGAACACCAGCACCGCGCCCAGCGCCGGAAAATCGAGCCCGCGCCCGAACTTCAGCCAGTTGATCGAAGCCATCGGGTTGGCCGGAACCGCCTCATCAGGCAAGGACCGTAGGATCGCCGTCTCCACCGCGTCGCCGCACCAGGGCGTACGCGCCGGGTCCACTGCCGATCCGGCGGAGCGCAGCCAGGCATAAAGGGCGGAATGATCCCGGTCTTCATGCAAGCCCTTGCGGCGCAGCATCTCGTCGACCCATGGCGGCGCCGGGCGCGACGTGCCGGCCGGCGCACCGGATTTGGTCAATGCCCGGTCCAGTGCCGACCATGTGTGGGGGCCGGCAATGCCGTCGATCGCAAGGCCGCTCGATGACTGGAACTCGCGCACCGCCTTGCGGGTGTCCGGCCCCATCGACCCGTCAATGGTTCCGGGGTTATACCCAAGCGCCTTCAAGCGCTCCTGAAGATCGCGTGTCGTCTGCATGGTAATGTCCTTGTGTTGTAGAATTCGCGGGCCACGCCGCGCTGTTGGAGGCAGGCCCGATAGCCATGCGCCGTCAGCCGGCTCTGAAGCCACTGTTCAAATGTCATAACGATGTCCTTGTGTGTTGATTGGGTTCGGCACAGCAAAACGCCCGGAAGCCGTGAGGCCCGAGCGCGAAAATCAGGTTGAGTTTTTGTGGCTGCTGCTTATGCTTAGGGCTGGAGTCCACACATGAAGCTAAGAAACGCAACTAGCGACGATGCGCAGATTCTTTTTGACTGGCGCAATGACGGCCTGACTCGCGCCATGTCGGTTTCATCGGAACCTGTTGAATGGAGCGGACATATTCGGTGGCTCACTTCCCGGCTATCCAGAGACAACCCAGGCCTTTATATCGCTGAGATTGATGAGCCTGTCGGCACTGTCCGAATCGATGATGAGGAAATCAGCTATACCGTTGCGCCAAATCACCGCGGCAAGGGCATAGCAAGACAGATGCTTACCCTTGCCCGTGAAGAATTCGGGCCTAAGATCGCCAAGGTGAAGCCAGAAAACCCAGCTTCAATCGCGGCGGCATCAAGGGCCGGGCATATTGTAGAACTTATACTCTCTTGATTAGGGTTGAATGAACACCTGCAGCATATTTTCCGGGTACTCAACACCGCCAAGGATGTCGATTTTTCCGTCGTCGTTCCAATCCATAGCAGCGACATTCAAGTATCTGAGCGACTGCGCTGAAATTGTCGAAAATGACCAGCCAAACGGACCTTTCTTGGCAACATAAATGCCGCCATAGGCAAGACTGAAGACGATGTCCTCGGAGCCGTCGCCATCCACATCCGAGACGTAGATTTCGCTGACGTATTCGCCACTTCCGAGCGAAATTTTGAACAGCTTCCCGACGATAGGATGAGTCACGGACCAGTTCGTTTGGGCGTAATAGATGCCATCCGCTCGCGCAAATATCACTTCCTTGAGAGGACTGCCGACAACATCCATTGCAGCAGAATAATAGCTTCCGATCACCACGCCGGAGGCATTGGCTTTAGACCAACCTTCAGGGATAAGGCAATAGGTCGATAGAATGCCATTCGCCAAGTTGCCAACAGATGCACAATCCTTGCCGTTGGCGAACACATCGAAAGAAAGAAGAGTCCTCGGTTCATCGAGACTGACCGTCGATCGCACATCGATGTCTCGATATGTGAAACCGCCGTTCCCATCATTTTCCAACCATCCCAAACCGGATTTTCGCGCCGGCCACGATTCGGTCTGACTTCGCATAGTCACAAACAGATCGATGTCACCATCGCCGTCAGGATCACCGATAGCGAGATTGACCGCGCCAGGGGTCTGCGTTGTAAGAACTTGTCGCGTCCATGCGCCTGATGCTCCAGGATTCAGGTAAGCAACAACAGCGTCATGACTGTTGGCGACAGCAACAATATCGAGCCATGTATCGTTATTGATGTCGACCGCCACCATCCTTTCGACCAGATGGTGAGGGCTCGGTGAAGGATTTTTGGGATGCCATGAGAAGTCCTCAACATAGATTTCTCTCAATCCTTGATGCATGTTGTTCAAGTAGACGATCGCATTTGCCGGCCTTATTAGCCGGCTTGCGGCAAGCGAGTCAGCGTACGCCAGATCAACGTGGCCATCCTTGTCAAAGTCAGCAACGGCCATTCCATAAAAATACGACATGCCGTGAACGTTGTAGGAGGTCCACGCGAAAGCGGGGGCCGCCCATAGCGCGATGAGCAGCGCAAATAATCTGATCATTTTGATGATTTCCCTTTAGCGGAATACAGTTACATTCATTACGGCCGAGTCGGCGGCAGCGCCGGAATCAATCACCGAGGAAACGCGGAATGCAGTTGTGGTCTTTCCCGCTTCTTGGACACCACCCATGTATCCTCCATCACGGGGGCTTACATTGACGCAATAGTTGGCGTCAGGCATCGCGGTTGCCATCGTGACCTCATAGAGCCCGGCGCTCACCTTCGTGACCGAAGAGATGTTCCCCGAGCCCTGTATCGTCGCCCCACCGCTGCCATTAAAGACGACCCACGCTCGGCACGCATATACCGGCGCGGTGCCAGATGCATTGAAAAAAGATTTCACTGCAACCAGCATTGCAGCCTTGAGATTTGCCCATGTCAGCTTCTTGAACCCGAACGATGCCGCGCTGTCCGCGATGCGGAATTCGTCTGCGTCGACCGGCGTCGCCTTTGCCGTCAGCGCGTTGATGTCCGTGTCTGCGGCATCGGCCTTGAGCCCGACAGCCGTCACCAGATCCGCGAGTCCATCCTGATTGCCTTCGATCTGCGCGACAAGTTCCAGCCATGCGTCAAGCGCCTCCGGCGCCGAGGTCGTCAGCCGGGCGATGACGAGATCGGAGACTTGCTCGAGCGTAAGATACTTTTGCAGGCCCGCCCGCTGCGCCGCGATAACGTCCGCAGCCTCCGCCAAAGCGACGGGCGGCAGGTCCTTGAATTGAATGCCCATTGGTCAGGCCCTCGCCGCGAAATGAAAGTGCACAGAAGTATCGAAGTCGCTCATAACGGTTTGAGCGATCTTGTATCGGGTCAGGTTGAATAGTGGCGGGTTGATTGTCGGGTCCACTACGTCCGCTATTTCTCCGATCGGACGTATGTTGAAATCAGCATCAGAGCCTTGGTTGTTGACTTTCCTGGCCACGCAAAAGCTGAAGGTGGTAGGGCGTCTCGCCCAATTGAAAGATGATTCGAAATCAAGCAGCGTGTTGTTTGTGCCGGAACTTCGCACATTTGTGCCGATGATCATTTCCTCAACGGCAAGAACCGCCTTGTTCACTAGATTAGTGATCGTCGCCACGTTCGAACCGTTGGTCACGACGCGTGAAAAAAGCATGTCATCATAGCCCGCATCAAAAGCAAAATTGGTTTCGGCCAGAACAGAGGCATTGTATCCGGAATTCGCAAGATCCTTGAGGCTGAAACCATCAACAGGGTTCCAGCGCATGTGGTAGGTCTTGTTGGCCAGCGTCGTGAAGGTGCGCTCATCCTCGATGTAATCACTTGTCGAGACTGGATAGATACCACGATGCTGGAATGTCACCGAGGTTGGCACCTGTACTGTTCCCCCGGAAGGACTTGTCACATTAATTTTTCCGTCCGCGCTCAACACATTTGGAAAAAACGGCAACTGAGCACGGGCAAACGGGAACGTCACGAAATTCGATGTGTCGCCACCCCCCGTCGCGATGGAGATCATCTCTGCTATGGCTTTGCGCACTTGCTCCAGATCACCCGTTCCAGGCGTCAGCCCAGCGAACTCGATCAGATGATTCAGCTCGCGTTGAGGGTGCTCGATTGCAGCCGCGGGCGGCACATCACCCCGCAAACCCGCATTGCGATTGCCATCGACATAAGCCGCATCGGTGGCTTTGCCGGCAGGACCAATGTATTTCATCGGGGAATCTCCATCATGTTATGGATGAAGCAAGCACCGGCATGACCAGCGGCTTGCCTGTTTCTGTTACGACGCGCGCGCCGGTCTCTGTCACGAGATAGAGCCCAAGCGGCTGCTCGGCGTAATTGAAAACCACTGTCGCCCAGGCCGGGTTGATGCGGCGAATCTCGCATTCAAGGATGCCATGATCAAAATCGAGCAACCGGTCGACACCGACCTCGCTGACGCCAACCTCGAACTGTGTCACCGGCGCATCACGCACCAGCACCACCCACTGGCTCTCGAGTGCTGTGGCAGACAATTCACCAAACCCACCCAACTCACTCTCGCCGACACGGAAGGCTTCAGGCTCCTCGATGGCCACCACATAGCCAAGCCGGGCAGCCAGTTGAACCACATCAACCGGTGTTATGGTGGCAAGCCGTGCCACCCGGGCACGCAGGAGCGCGATCCGCATATCAGATGAGAGGGAATCACCCGAACAAGAAGACGGCAAACCAAAATCAGTTTCCCATTCGTCAAGGCTATCGACCAGAGAGGCGGAGCGGGACTCCTCGATCAGCCGCCACGCCTTCGCGTAAAGGCTGACAAACGAGGAAAGTAGAGCACGGGTCAGCCCGGCAATCACAGTTGTGGTCGCCGGCGCTTCACCGTCAGGCGTACCCCACGCCGCACCGCGCGGCCACAACGACAGCCCTGAATAAAGCAGTGTATCCACATCCGGGCTGGACAACGCATCGCGCGGGTCGATCTCCGGATCAGAAAAACCATCATCCGGGTCAACCCAGACGACAGGGCCGCCGTCGCTCGCGAAAAAATCCGACCAGGCGGTGCTGACATACCATATCGACATACCGGTCAGGTCCAGCTGATCGTTCCCAGCACCGGCAATTCACCGGGCTGGAAGACTGACCCGCCCGAAGGCGTGTTGAGAATGTGGCTGGTCTCGCCAGGAACAGTGGAGATCACCTCCGACAGCCATGCTCTTGGCAACGTGAAAGGATTGTCCGGCAGCCCCGGCCGCAACCGCGTGTCTTTCAGCGTTGCATCGAAGAATGTGGTCAGCGCCTCTGTCACAGCCGTGCGCATGGCCGAAGTATCAGGCGAAAGACTGATGGAAATATCCACCGGCTTGGCAATCGGCGCCATGGTGAAATATTCAGCCCTCACCAACCGCAGATCTGAGATATAGGCATCAACCGCGGCAAGATCTGCCGGAGCCGGGATGCCGTTTGGCCGCCCATCAAACAGGATCCAGACACCGATTGTGCCATACCCGTTGGCAAAGTTTGCCGCCCACGCCGTCACCACACCAGGCACTTCAAGCGCCCAGTTTTCATAATCCGGCAATGCTCCGCCCTGCGGCGGCGATGCCTTGCGCTTGAGACCACGGGACCGCAGATCCTCGATTGCCTCGAGATCAGCGCCACCGCCGAGCCCACCACTCGAAACGGTCACTGTTCCTGATATGGTCGGATAAAGAGCCGGGTCAGCCAGCACCAGCTCCGCAGATGCATCCCGGTTGGTTTGCGCCCCCGAGCTTTCTGCTTGTACGCTGGCGGTGAAGGCACCGATGGCGTTGGCTGTAAAACCTGCTGTGGTCACATAGGTGACGCCAGCTGACACAAATCTGATGCCCGCCGGATAGACCTTGTGGGCCTGACCGGTTCCGGCAATCTCACCACTTGCAGCTGACGCCGCTTTCTGCAGAATCCGGTATTCGGCCGCATGCAGCCGGATGATGGCCTCACTGGTCGCGGTCGACAAATAAATCTGGTTGAAAATCCATTTTACACGCAGCTCGTATTCATGCGCCAGCAGCGCCTGCACCTTGCCAATGACCCGCAGCACGTTCTGCTTGAGGCTGGCGTCGGTGCCGGGGAGGTATTGTCGCATGGCCCCGCGAACCGAGGCCGAAACCTCGTCAAGCGAGCGGATCGGAAACGCCATTCAACTGCTCCCACAAGACTGCATATTTCTGGTCATGGACCTGGCTGCCATCGCGTCCGTAAGCCGCGATTGAAAGCACAAGCATAGATCGCGCCTTTTCTGCCGCGGCACTCACATCAAACCGCCCCACAGCGCCCTGATCGGTCAGGGTCTTGAGCGCCGCCCGCGCGTAATCTTCGGCCAGCACAATGACTTCGTCAGTCAACGCCCGCCGACGCAACAGCCATAATTTGGAACCAAGCACAGGCTCATCCGCATCGCGCTCAAAACTGTCGCCCGGCCAGCCGCGGTTGACATCGCCGTCGCGCAGCTCCGTTGCATCGGCGCGCGCGTCCGTCATCAGGCAGATCAGGATGGCGGTTGCCAGCGCCTGGGTGGCACGCAGCCCTCCCGGGTTGACCGGGTCGCTGATTGCCGTTGTTGCCAGATCACCGGTCCACCCGTTCCACACCAGATCAGGATCCAGCAAAGGCTCACTGTCCTGGGCAAGCGGAATGATCTTCATGTCACAAACACCCCGTCACCGAAGTTGCTGATGTCTTCATGCCCCTCGCTGTCAACCGTACCTTGCGCAGAGACAGGCCGCGCCGCACCAGGGCCACCAAGCAGGACCCTGCCCTCAAGGATGATTTCCGGCGCGATGATGTGGATCTTGGCCGAATGCACAAACCGCATATCTTTCTGAACTACCGAGACAATGTTGCCGGTGTGGTCATAGATCGCCGCCCCACCCATATCGACATTTGGCCGCATGTCGGGGTTTTCACCGCCAAACACATAGGCCGAATCCCGATTTCCCCGCGCCGACATGGCAACACCAATGCCGCCCGCGACAGGGTTGCTGGCAAAGCCGTGAGGCTCGACCCGGTGCACCCGCTCGAATGCATCCCCGGCAAAACCCTTGCCATTGACGAATTGCTGGCCCTCGCGATGCTCAACCGTGCCGTCGAGTTCAAACCGTGTCAGATTGCCGTCAAACATCGCGTCAACCTTCCCGGTAAGTCGTGTTTGCTGCTGCTGGCGCACCCCATGCGGAATTGGATTTTCCGCGTGGATTGTCGCCGCCAAGCGCACGCGGGTCCTTGAGCGTGAGCCGCGCCACCGTGCCGCCGCCGCCATCCTGCACCAGCGAAACCGCTGCGATCACCATGTCCTGGTTGATCCCGAGCCAGTCGTCATCGACTTCGACCAGCCAGTTGCTTTTCCACCGTGCGCCTCCCTGATCCCTGAAGCCCGGTGAGGTGATAGAACAGGCCACGGCCTCGCCGCTTGCGCGGCGCGCTTCCCAGCCGGCACGTTTCTTCAACCGCGCCGATGTGGCCTCACCTTCAAACGGGATAATCAACGGGCGTTTGCGCCGTGATGCCCCCTTTGCCTCGGCCTCCGGCCGCAACGCCGATGCCTTCACACCGATCGACGCCTGCCCGCGCACCTTGACCGTCGAAAAACTTGTGGCGCCTGACAGACTGCCGCTTGCCTCCTCGATGTTGACGCCGAGCTTGAGGCTGCCTGCGTGCCTGCCTTCCGGCTTGTCGGCCAGCACCAGCTTTCCCTCCGGGCTGTCGTGGATCAGCACGCCTTGCGCCCGTGCATCGGTTTCCAACGTCTCGAAAAGCGTCTCGCCAGGCCGCACCTTGTGCACTGCCTTCATCACCGTCTCCGCCTTGATATCAATGCCGATGCCAAGCGTATCGAACTCACGCGCAATATCACCGAGATCCGCATCGCGCTTCAGACCGGTCGGGTGGTCGACCGAGCATTCCGTCGCATCGCAGGTTCGTGAGGCAAACGTGACCGTGTAATTGCGGTTTTCCTCGCCGTGTTCGCCCCGCACGTCGCGGACATAACCTGTGCCCCACAACTCGCCAGATACCGTAATTATCGCCACTTCATCCGGCGCGCACGGAATTCCGGCACCCGTCCAGGCAATCGAAAACTGCGCGGTCCGCACTGCCTCTTCGGCAGACTCATCCAGTTGTGCGCTTGTATGTGGCAACGGGTTACCGCCAACCGCGAAGACAATCGTCTCAAGCGTCATTGCGCAACAGCCTCGAAGGACACCGGCATCACCAGCGATGTGCTGATCTTGTTGCGGTCAACAATCTCGCCTGCTCGCGCAGCACTTCCGTACAGATCATAGGCCAGCAACGTCGACGGCAGCGACACGCCAGTCTCCACCCGCACGGCCGGCGCTCTCTCTGCCGCGGTTCGCGACAGATGGCCAACCGTGATCCCCGTCAGCGAAATCAGCCAGCCGATGGTCTCGGCGCCAAAAATACCCGCAACGCCGTAAACCGTCTCGGCGCGGGCGGAGATAGCACTCCGCGCCACCTGGGCGTCTTGCCGTGATGGATAGTCTGCTCGCATCGCAGCGAAGCAGGCCACTACCATGCACACGACAAGCCAGAGGCCACCTGTCGGAGCCGCGCGGTCTAGAGCTGCAGCAACGTCTCCCGGCTCATCCGCCGCTTCACCTATCAACTGCGCCATCTGCAACAGCGCAGCAGCACCACTTTCACCACACGCTTGCGATGATACGGAAAGTGCGTCCACACTTGCCAGATCGTCAATGTCGGTGATGAGTTCCTGTGCCAGACCAGTCAGGAAAGCCCGTACCTGTTCCATCTCAACCTCTCAAAACTGCGCGGCAATCTGAGCCGCAACAGCAGCAACACCTGCAGTGAATGTCTGGCGAAGCTGACCAAGGCCACTGGCTGCGAACGAGACCACACCGCCGGCAGCAACAAATTCCAGCCGATAGGAAATGAAACCGTTCTTGTCTTTTCTCCGGTTGCGTGAGCAGGCAATGCAGTGCGCCGTCTCACCCGCGTCCATCGGCAGGATCAGCAGCGACGCGCCAGCCGCGCTGCAAGCCGCTTCCAGCGCACGACCGGCTACATCAGCCAGATCGCCCGTGACATAAGCCTCGACAAAAATCGACTTTGACCGCGCGCCCATGTCCTCGGTGAGTGTTGTTTCACCACCAGATATCTCATGAACCACCACGCGACGGCCAACATCCGGCTCTTCACCCTCAACCCAGAATGGAACACCCCGAAACGAGGCGCGCCGCAGTGTTTTTGTCCAATCCCGCATAGCCATGATTTATTGCGCCTGACTTGCTTGCCCGGCCCGCGGCATGGTCCGGCCACGATTGCCCGAAACCGGAGCCCCTGAACCCGGGTGGCCACCAACAATACCAACAGCGGCGCGTATTTTGGCCGCAGCAGCATCACCAAATGCCGTGCCTGCCTGCGCCGCAGATGCGTTGATTTTCGCGGCCGCAGCGTCACCAAAACCATTCCCAGCCTCGGGCGCAGCATTTGAAATCGCACTGGCAGCAGCATCACCACCCTGCGCAAGGTCAGAACCTGATTGAACGCCTGCCTGCTCCAGCCGAGCCAACAGCCCCTGCAATTCAGACACGCCCTGCCCTGGCCGCAACGATATGCCATCCCCCACTACAGACGCCGGAACCGAGCCGCGTAGAGGGTCGATGCCCTCGCGGCGCATATCGCTGTTGATGGATATCCGCTCCGCGTCTCTTCGATCAATCGCCATGTCAGTTTCATTTGGACGGAACACCGGGAGAGGAACAGAGGCACCGTTTCCGGAAACAGTCACCGGCGGCGTCCGGGCCACCGGCACCGATGGCGCCGAAGATCTTGACGCCGCATAAGCGCCATAGCCAGCAATGGTGTTGCGCTGCGCGTCTGTGCGGTATCCACCAACCCAGGCCATCGAGTCCTTGTCAGCCTCGGATGAGGTCACACCCCAGCCTGTCCGCGCCCACCATCCTTTTGCGGCACCTGTTTTTTCAAGCCCGGCATTGATAGCCGAAGACCTGTCCAGACTTCCCGATACCGCTTCCATCGCGCCCGCAGCCGTCGGGGCTATCGTTTCGCCGAAGCTGGTCTTCAGTCGGTCCCAGGAATTTGACATCCTGTCAATCGAGCCCTGGCTATCCTCAAGCACCCGCTTGAGGTCGACACCCACAGTGCCGGCGGCGCTGCCAAGCTCACCCAGCAAATCCTTGAATTCGCCAGTGTGGTTTATCAGCGCCCGCATGCCGATCAGCATTTGCTTGTCGGTAAACAACAACGGCAACTTCGACATATCACCGTCAACAGCTTCTTTCGAAAGCCGGATAAACGCCTCGAGTGTGTCCTCGCCAGCGGCCTTGGCTTTTTTCATCTCGTTGCGCAGATCGACGCCGAATTGCTTCTTGAAGCTGTTCGACACAGTGACTGAATTCAGCTTGGTCAGCACATCCATGAACGATGTCGCAGCCTCACCTGACGTACCGGTTTCCATTCGCACGGTCTGCAGTGCGGCGGTCAATCTTTTGAGCCCGTCTTCACCCTCATAACCCAGCGCCGCAAAGGCAGGAGCCAGCGACGGCAACTCTGCAGCCATATCGCGAAGTTCGAACTTTCCGGCCTTGCCGCCCTTGGCCAGAATATCAAAGGCAGCCTGCATGTTCTCGCCGGTAATGCCGAACGAATTCGACACCGCATCAGCTGTGGTTGCCATTTGCCCAAAATTGGCCCCAGCCGCCTGCGCTGTGGCCGACACCGATCCAATCAATGCCATGGCTTCATCAAGTGACTTGCCTGATGCAATCAGCGAATCCAGCCCGGCGACGATATTATCAACCGGCGTAGAGGTGGCCTGCCCGATTTGCTGCAGTTCCTTGAAGACACCAGCCATCTGCTCGCGGCTGGCGTCCGCATTGATGCCGATGCGGGTCAACGTGCGCTCCACACCAGCGAATTCGCGCACTGCCCGCTGTGCCCCATAGGCGATAGCCGCAGGGGCCGCAAAACGCATCAAGGCAGCCGTCGCAGCGTTGGAGCCCTTGGCCATCATCGTTTGCGTCCGGTTGAACGCAGATGCCTTATTGTTCACATCAGCCAGCTTCGCGCCCATCTGGCCGAATGCCGCCATCGGGCCTAGCTTGGCCGACAATCTGACAATGGCTTCGATCGTGCGGTTCACTATCAGCTCCGGAACTCTTGACCGCGCACGGCCCAGGAAATGCATTGCAACAGCGTCATCTGCATGACGCTGTCAGGATTGAACCCAAATTTGAAAATCAGGAGGTCGGCAGATCGCCGCCAGGCCTGGCCCGCGCCTGGGAAAAAAAACCGGTGATGGCTTCCTTGACCGCGATGCCGTCAGCAAGGTCCAGATCACCGAGATCCGCCGCCGATGGCAGATCGTCGCCACGCTTGAGCAGCCGGTCGCGGTATTTCCAGACGCGATCGTCATGGTAAAGGATCATCTCGCCGCCCATCGGCGCCGGTTGCCGCTCGGCAATCTCGCCGATCTCCTCGAAATCCGCCATTTTCGGCTGGCGAAAAACGAGGCTATCGAACGTCCGGTCATGCGCCTCATAACGCCGCGACAGCCGGACAGTTTTTTCGCCTGACATGGATCAGCCCTTCGCAACGTATTTCTCGGCAGCACCGGACAGCCCGGTAACTTCACCGTTAATCCGGTTGATCGAGGGCTCGCCGGTGAAAAACGCATTTGTATAATAATGCGATTTGCCATTGTCTTCCTCGATGAACGTGGCGTCGAACCTGTCGGCCTTCATCATCGCTTCCATGTTCTGCCCGGCATCGGCGAATGACATCTCGAACGCATAGGGCATTCGTGTGGCCACCCGGTCGATGGTTCCATCCTGGTTCATGACCGCCTCAACCGAGCGGCCGGAAGTCTTGAGTGTCATGGTACCGCGCAGCGAGAATGTCTCTCCACTCGACAGGCGAAGGCGGACTGTCCCGCCAAAATCTTTACCAGCCATGGGATGGCTCCTTTGTTTTGAATGGGGTCAACCGGGCGCAGAAGCGCCCGGATCAAAGTAGATCAGCGAAACTGCGAATAGACCCGCGCCAGGCCGGAGAAGATGTCGAGCGGATTGGTGAAGTCCATCGGAATCTCTGCGTCGACCCGGTTGGGATTATCCAGGTTGCGCGTGACTGTCAGGCTCTTGAGTGCGGTGGCGGAATTCTCCAGCACGCCGCGAAGTTCGAGCCCGACATAGGCGTGGTAGCATGTCGCCTCAATATCCCTCGGCGTCGAAATTGAAGCAACGGTGCCCGGATTGTCATCTGCAATCACCTTGTTGGAGTGCTCGAATGCCAGTTGCGCCAGGATGTAGCGCAGCGAATACATCAGCGCGTGCGGCTTCTGAATATCGCGGAAAGTCGTGTCGGGCACGCCTGCGGTGGTCCGGGCATGGGTGATGATCTTGTCGACCGCCACCCGGCCATTGCCGTCGATGCGCCAGGATGAAAGGCCCGCGGCGAGAAAGGCATTGCGCGTTGCCAGGTCCAGCCAATAGGCCGTATCCGTCGGCGCGGTGATGCCTTCGACCACAAGCCCGGTCTGGTTTCGGTTGACATCGCCCGTGGCACCGCCGGCAAGCCAGGGCGCGACGCGGGCGATCATGGCAGTCACCCAGATATAGCCAGGCTCGGCATGGCCACCCGAGGTAAATGTCGGGATCGCGCAAAGTTTCCAGGTGTCCTTGCCCTCGCCATAGGAGATCAGGTTCGACTGGCTGTCGCGCTTCGGATAATAGGCGATGCCGAATTTCTGGTTGGCATAGGACCAGCGGCCGGAGACTTCCGACAGCAGCGTGTCGTATTTTCCGACATTGGTCGCGTCACCGAAAGCCGAGATCAGGAAAGACCAGTCGTCCTCCTCGATCGCCGCGTTTGCGGTCGAGGTGTCCGGCGTTCCAGACCCGGCGGTCGCTTCGGCAATCGTCAGCACGCCGGTCAGGGCATTGGCTCCGTCGAGCACCGGCACGGTCACGCCGATCTCCGCCGCATAGGCACCGGCATGGCGGGCGGTGATGGTCACGACATTGGTCGCCACAGTTGCTGTGTAGGGCAGCGCATGCCCAGTCTGGGCGTTGTCATAGGCGTTGATCGCGGCATTGATCGCGGCGGCCACCGTGTCGGCGCTGTCACCAGCCGCAATCGACATATAGACGAGCTCACCCATGATGTTGATCACACCGGTGCCGCCAGCCGCCGGCGGAGCGCCCACGGTGATGGTCCGGATCTCGGCGGTGCCGGTGGCGGGGATCGAAACGATGTAAAGCGGATGCGTCGGCGCGTTCTTGCGGAACACCGCCACCATCTGCTCGAGCATAGAGCCCTTGCCGGCGAGCGCACGCGCCTGACTGCGCGATGCGCAGGAGGTCTTGACGTTGTCCGACATGGAGCCGCCGGCAGTCTTGTGACCGTAAAGGATCACCGGCGCCAGGTCTTCGAACTGCCCGCCGCTTTCGACCGAGAATGCAAACAGGGGTGCAACGAGATTTGCGGGGACATTCATTTCCGCGACTCCTTCTTGGATGCGGCAACGGCCGCCGGTTTGTCGGTTTCGGGTTTGGGTGTCTTGTCAGGCACGAGTTCAAGCGAACCCTCGCCGATCATCCGCGCATAGTAACGGCGGGCCGGGTCGATCATCTTGCCCGTATCGGGGAATGCTTCGCCTTCCGCGGTGCGCAACAGCGGCGCACCCTCAGCGGGTTTGTAGCTTTTCATGCTTGTCACTCCAGTGTTGTGCCCGCGGTCGGCCCGGCGCCGGGGTCGAGGGTGATTTCGGTCAACGGTGTCCGCGTCTCGCCTGCCAGATGTGCAGCAAGGTCTGTGAGTTTTACCTTGGCGTAGGAACCATCCGGCAGCGCATCGAACAAAGTTTTGATCCGCCCGGTCAGCCCGCCATCGTCGCTCAACTCATCATCCGCGATCGCCAGTGTCAGGCGCATGAACTCGCGCTGAAACCGCAGCCCCAACTCCGGCACGGTGTGGCTCTGTTGTTCGATCTTGTCGCAATGTGTCACAACCCGGCGGAACAGGAATCCTCGCGCGGAATAGAGCAGCTCCTTGCGGACCTGCGCCATCATCGCCGACAGCACCAGCCGTGCCTCCGGATCGCTTCCCGCTACCGCATCGACATAATCCAGACCGGCATCATCGTCGCGGGATATGATCGCCAGTTCGCCGACAATCTCGAGCGTCATGTGACAGAAATTGTCAGTCACATCGGCGGCGGCGCCCCGCGTCTCAACTGTCGAGTCTTCCGTGTAGAGCGACAGGACAGGCAGGTATGGCAAATCGCCGGATTGCAAGTCATCGAGATCCGCAATGCTGGCCTGCCTGCTGTCAAATACCTTGCCCCTGGCCAGAGTCGGAAACTGAACGGTAGCACTTGTTGGCCGCAACACCTCCATGGCGGCCAGCCGGACGGCTTCAGCAGTCAGGGTCATGGCTTCGCCTTGTTGATGTAATAGACACGCCGGGCTGAGCCGTCGCGGTGAATGTCGGCAACTTCGTAGGTCACATCCATGGCAACCAGGTGGTCGCCGCGCTTCGGTTGCCACAACCATGTCCCGTCATCATGCGCGGTGACCACCGCGTCGAAGGCAACGTTGGCTTGCCCGCTCTTCGCGGCCTGCATGAATTGTTCGTTGCGAAGCGGCGGCGGGTTGAATTCGATCGATCCGGAAAAGGAAAAGCCTGACCGGGCCGGATCGCTTTCCCGGCGGTGATTGACTGTCGCACCGCCCTTCCGGGCAACAGCTTGCACCTCGAAAATGTCGAAGAGCGCCGCCGCGTCGGTTTCGAGGCGGCGCTCCATGTCTGTCCAGTTGCTCATTGCTCGCGCGTCAGTTCGAGGTCTTGACCTGAACGACACATTCCGGCTGTTTGTTGACCGCAAGCCGGTTGGTCTGCGACAGCATTTCCACACCCTGGCCGTGCTTCAGTTCTTCAACCGAAATGTAGATCGTATCGGCGTCCGGTGCCTGGTTGGTCAGGTCGATGTGGTAGACCGGAGCTTCGAAGGTCCGCATCATCGACTGTGTGCCGGTCGGGTAAGCCGTGCCTGAATTGTCGGCAACGTTCTGCTGGGTTGAGATGGTACCGTTCGCCGCACGAACCGGCAGCCCGCCCTTGTACTCGCGCCACACGATGTCGCCGAACTCGAAAGCCCGGCCCCAGTTTCCGGCGCGGTTCTCACGATTGAGCATCTTGTGCTCGCTCGAGTTCTGGGCATTGAGCCAGAATTTTTCGACACTGGCGTGCGTGATGAGTTTGCCGAAGAACTTGGAATCAACGATCGCCTCGACGCCGCTGTTGGTCTCACCCTTCAGGTTGGTCATCGCGTGATCAATGACTTCCTCGCACTTGGTGCGAACATCGGTATCACCCGTGCCCAGCACGAAGTCGACTTCCTTCTTGGTGATTCCGAAGACGGTGTAGAGGTTGTAGAGCGTCCGGCCCTTGCCGTCCTTGATCAGGCCATTGAGTGCTCCGAGACGGATATATTCGAGCGTGATCGAATGATTGCGCCGGATGATGTCAAGTTTCCGGGCCGTCTCGCGGTCCACCGACCGGGCATCCACCTGGCCATTGAACACCTGCAACAGGCTGTCGACATCGCCGACCGCGACCTTTTCAAGATGCGGGAAATGCGGGATCTGGAGAATGACACCACCCTCCTCTTCCGCGCTGCCAACACTGGCCGGTGCGCCTGGCTCCTCAGCCGAAAGCACGTAGATCTGGCCGTTGCGGTAATCAACACGCACAAAGCGGGAGCCGAGCGTCTCGATCGGGAAAAGGTCGAGCCCATTGATCAGGCCGAATTCATTCGGCAGACGGTTGACCTCCTGGGTCAGGTCCGTGCTGGTATAGAGATAGTCGAACATGGAAGGTCTCCTCGTGACGCGGTTTCAGCGGCGCCCGTTCGTCTGGATGATGAGGTGAAGAGGCGCGGGCCCGGCCCGCGCAGTGGTTTGCACGTCAGCGCTGGATGATGCCGAGAGCCTTCAGCATTTCGATACCCTTGGCCGTGTCAACGGCAGTGATGCCAGCTGGCCACAGGACACCCGAAGCCGAGAGAATGGCGGGGCCACGATCAAGAGAAAGCCCGTCGATGGTGACGCCGTCCGGCGCTGTGGTGTCACGCAGCGACAGCCCGGTGATTTCGCCGTCGCCCGGAACCCAGGCGACGCGGGTGTTCGTCGAAGCTTCCTGGTCGATGGCGACATCTATCACGAAGCTGTCACCAGCGATGAAGTCTGTGCCACCACCGCTGATCGTGAATTTGACCTGCTTGGCGAACGCCGAGCCGCCGGTTGCTTCGCCGATAGTCTTTCCATCCGGTCCCTCGACCTGGAACTTCGATGTGGCATCGGCGCCGCCGGTTGTGCAGCGCACCGAATAGCGGCCTTCCTGAACCGCCTTGACGGTCGTGTAGAACGGATCAGCGAGAGCAATCGTGCCGTTGCCGGTGTTGCCGGCGACAGTTGCGGCCGCGGCCGCGAGACTGGCGATGGCGACTTCGAGCATCAGCGGCGTGCCGAGATAGACCTTGCGCTCGGAGCCAGACCCGGCCTTGAGCGTGTAGGATTCGCGGCAAAACTGCGGATCAAATTCCATCTTGACCAGCTCGCTCTCGCGCTTGGGAGCGGTATGTGAATAATACGGCATCATGAACGTGTCTCCTTATGCCCGATGTCAGGCCAAACCAGATGTCAGGCGCGTTTGCGCTCAACCCGGGCGGTGATGAGTTTCGAAAGGCCGGACTGCGCTTCAGGCGCACCGCCAGGTGAGGCGAGACCGGCGCCAGCCGCGGCGCGGACCTTGTCGTAAGCTGCGGGAGATGGTTTCTCCTCAGTGGCGGCCAACGGCGCCACAACCAGAGATGCCTTGACCTGATCAACCGTCATCTCGGTTGTTGAATGCAGGTGTTCAGCGAGCAGCTCGCGGCCCGTGGTTTCGTCAAGGGCCATGATTGCGGCACGCCGGTCGCGGTCCGCTTTCACGGCATCGCTGGCAGCAGTCGCTTTCGCGGCGTTGAGAGTGGCGGTAGTGTCATCCGCCTTGGACTTGTCGGTCATGTCGGGTTTCTCCTTGTGGTGACCAGTGGGCGCCGGGGCGGAAGCCATCGGCGGTTTTCGTGTGGCGCGCGTCATGCTCCAGCCATTGGCGCTGGCGACCGCCCGGAGGTCCTCCGGGGCAGAGGCATACGCACGGTAGTCAAACGCGGCGACAGCGGGGGCGGCGTTGTCATTGGCGGCATCAGCGAAGCCTTCAGCGATCGCTTGCTCGGGCGTCATCCAGGTTTCCGCCTTCATGATGTCCCGGCACTCATCTGCTGTTTTGCCGCACTTCACCGCGTAGACCCGCGCATAAGCGGTCGCCAGCGCCTCGAGCGCTTCAACTGCTTTCTGGTGATCGGCGGAAGTCCCGAACGAAATGCCTGCGGGATCATGGATCATCATGATCGAGCCCGCCGACATGGTGACGATGTCACCGGCCATGGCGATAAGCGAAGCCGCCGATGCCGCCACACCATCGACCAGCACATTGGTGGCCCCCGTACGCCGCGATAGCAGCGCATGGATGGCCGCACCATCGGTGGCATAGCCCCCGCCGGAATTGATCACGACCTCAAGCTCGGAATCATCCTCGACCGAGGCCAGTGCAATCAGCACCTCGTCATAGGTGAAGCCGTCGCCCCACCAGTTGTCGCCAACAAAACCCGAAAGCGTCAGCGTCTGTCCGTCTAGTATCGTAGCCATGGTGTGTCCTCAAAAATGAAAGCTGGCCGCGCCGCGCCGGCGCTTGCCATTCTTCGCGTCACAAACTGCCGCCAGGCTGCTCAGTTCGGCATCGAGATCCGAAAGGGAAACTGCGGCGTAGCGCATGCGCCTGCGCGTGACCGGTGAAGCGATTTCACCCTCCTCAACCGCGTCACCGGCGAGTCGCTTGAGCTTGACCGCATAAAGTGCCTGGTAGAGCGCGCACGGGTCATCGGCATCGACCGTTGCTCCGTCGATTTTCACCGTCGCCATATCTTCAATCCATCAGTTGCCGGGCTGCACTTCGACCGGTTGTGCTGGCGCCGGTGCATCGCGGTCGTAAGGCGAGCGCATGCCGGCATCGACATAGCGCTTGTGGTCTGTGCTGCGCTCATCGAAGAGCTCATCCGCGTCAGCGCCCTTGAGCTCAGCTTCGCGGGGAACGCTGGAGGTGCCATTGGCTATCCGCTCGCTGGCGGCTTTTTCCGATTTCAGATCGTCGGCCGTGGGTTTCTCCGGACCCTGCCACTGCGCCCAGTTCGCCGAGTCCCTGTTTGCCCGGTAGTTCGAAACCCCACCCTTGAACGGAATTCCGCCGGTCTCGATCTTTTCATCTAGCCACTGCTCGTAAATCATCTGGTATTCGGGCGCCGCAACATGCTCGCGCCGCCGGATCACCACGGGCCAGACTGAGGCGTTCTCCATCCTGACCGAGGAATAGGTCGCGTTCGAATGGTCCATCGTGTAGGCGCCATAGGTCACGCCGATTGCCCTCGCCATGTCCCGGTCAAGCGACTGGGTCAGCGGCAGGTAATTATCACCAGGCGCCTGTGCCTGCCGGAACTGCAGATCCTCGTCAGGGCCAAGAACCGGAATGCGCGAGCCGCCTGTCAGGCTGACACCGCCCTCCGATGCCTTGTCGAGAGTGCTCGCCAGATAGCCGAGCGCATTATCGTAGATTGCCTTTCCGGCGTCGCCGCCGCCTTTTGCCAGTTCCTGCAGCGATTCAATCGCCTCCGCCGCCGGAAGCTTGGATGTCAGAACCGCTGCGAAGAAGGTCTGCACGATCAGCGTCTGCAAGGTCGCTTCGCGCGCGACTTCTGTCTGCGCATGCTGCTTCAGGATCGGCGTCAGTTGCGAGATACCGCGCACATCGTCCGCATCAAGCGGATCAAAGATGTGCATAACCACCGGGCGGCCGCTTGCATCAAAGGCCGGATAACGCACTTTCTTCGGAAAGCCATTCCGCTTCTCTTCAAACAAATACGCGTCGGGCCGTCCGTTCTCATCGTGATAGACGCCCTGAAACAGGCGCTGCGCATCAATCGTGTCCTGCACCAGTCGCGGCGGCGGCACCAGCAAGGTCTTGGCTCCGGTCCGGATTCCGTAGCGCGCCCTTTGCTGCGCATCGAAATGCGTCAGGATCCCTGTCGTCTCCCCAAAAGCGATATGCCAGCGCAACGAAATAGCCACGAGCTGCGGCACCGTGAACTTGCCCCGATGATCGCATTCGCGCGGGTTCCAGGCGTACTTCTTCCACTCAGCCTTGACGAGCTTCGACCAGGCAACCGCTTCGTCTTTTGACCAACCAAGCTTCGCATAGTCCGGGGCCGGTTTCAGGATCAATTCCGAGCCCACCGTATCGGCAATCACCTGGTCGACGGCACCCTTGAGGCGTCCTGAATTGTGGATGAAGTCAAGCGCCAGCGCAGACGCACGCCGCCACGACCGGCGAATTTCCTCCCGGCTGTCCGCAACCGGCGTCAGCCGCGCTGCAAGCACGCCCGACGGGCTGTCACGCAGCATACGCATGCTGGCCTGGCCTGCCATATCTCCCGCCATTCGGCGTGGCATCACTGTGCCGTCACGCGCGACGTTGGGAACCCGCATCATTTTCGCCTTTTCCATTTTGCCAGGACGCTGTCCGATGGCTCTTTGCCTGATGCTGCCGTTGTGGACAGCACATCAACTGGTGATTCCTGCGCAAGGCGCGCTGTGATCTGTTTGGACGGCGGAGTGAACAGCGTCTGCTGTCCTTGCGGCGTAAGTTGTGCTCTCAATGCCGCCCATCCGGCCGGTGTCAGGCGAGATAAATCGAGATGTTCCGCCATCGCCATGGCGTAGATCCGGCAATCGAGAAAGTGGTTATCCCGCCGCGTAACTTTCCATTCCTCGAGGACCCGGCCCCGCAGCATCTTCTGGTCGAAATACTCAGCCGTCACCTGGCGGAAATACTCCTCATTGCGGGCCTCGTTGAAATGGCAGTACCCCGGTGGGTCGGCCGGCTCGCCGGATCTGAGACCAAGCCTGTGCAAATTCCCGTAAAACTCGCCTTTCAGCGACCATGTGCCGAGCGGCCAGAGCATGGTTGAGCCAAACCGCTTGCGCTTGCCGCCCTTGCGGACAGATTTTTTTGTCGGCACTCCGATCGCTGGAACACCACGGCCGTGCTTGCCTGCGATTGCATAGGTATCCGGTCGTTCCCTGCACCACTCCAGCACTTGCGTGGTTCGGTTGCCGTCGCCGGCGTCAACAGCCGTAGCTCCGGCCCGGCGCGTCTTCCCGAACGAATCCGGCCATTCGGTTCGATAAAGCCGGTCCAGTTTCACCCATGCCCCGGCATTCTTGTCGTCAGTTTCTCCCTCGAGAAACTCTGCATGAACCGACCACGACTGGCGGTCCGGCGCGAAAGCCACATACTCCACGTAGATACCGCTGTGCTGCACGTCAGCGCCCGCGACAAAGATCAAGCCTTCCGGCGGTATGACACCGTCCGGATAATCCTCGCGGCGTTCCATGAGCCGTTGCCAGTCAGGCGCATTGCCCCTCATCTGATAGGGCAGTGCCAGCACCAGATTGTGATAGTCCTTGGCCCCGGCTTCACCGCGCTTTTCAGCCTTGAGCTTGTCATCGGCGATATCACCGAGGCTCATGAGCAGGCTCATGAAAGCGTCCACATGAAACCCCGGATGCCGGTCCGGACCTGCTTGTGTTGGCCGGTAATGCCCAGCACGAACCATCTGGACCCGTTCGGATTCGGTAATCCAGTGACCGCAATGCGGGCAAACCATCACGCTCTTGAGCGGCTGCTCCCGGTCCACCTGAAAGTGATCGTCGGATTGCACGAAATGGTCCTTGCACTCCGCGCATTCGACAAACCAGAAACGCTGGTCGGACCGCTTAAACGAGCGGTCTATCCGGCAATGTCCAGGATCGTCGCCGAGCGCGTCGCCAGAATCGTCCTCCGGCGTCGACAGCTCGAATATCTTGAAAGTCTTCTGACGGCGGAACGCCGTAAACCGCCCGAAGAACAAGGTCTCTGGATCCGCGCCGTTCGCCAGTTCACCCCATTTCGAAACCTCATCCTTGACCCCGAAACGGCAGGTCTTCATGGACAGGTCCATCACCGTGTTCGCATTCGCAAGCGATATGTAACCGCCCGGGAACCGCTTCTCGTAACTTGTCGAATTGCGCCCAGACCGGCTGGTCACCGGCAGAATGATCCGTTTGCCGGTCTTGACCTGCCAGGCGTCGATCAGCGGCTGTAGCTTCTGCCCGTTGATATCCTGCAGGGCATCAAGCCCCGGCACTCCGTACAGGATATTGTCCGGGCAAATCTCCGCTATGTAGAGACACCACGCCAGCGCCAGGATTGTCACCCCTGTCTGCTGCGCCTTTCTCACGGTCACCAGATTGGCCGGATGTTCCTGACTGAGACACTTGGCTATCTCCACCAGATAAGGCGCATCGGCCGGCGACCAGAGTTCCCCCTTTCGAGGTCCGTCAACCAGCACCACGTTTTTCGTGAGCCAGACATCGAATGGCACCGGCGGCCGCGGCCGGATGGCTTCGGCCAGCCGCGAAGCCACCAGCTGCAAGGCCCCAGGATGCACCGTCATGTGCTGGCCTCTTCATCCTCGACGATCTCGCTCACCGGCGCCGATATGGCAATCTCTGCCAGTTTTTCGGCAATAGCCGTATTGATCTGGAAGGCGACGTCGCGGAGCGCCGTGCGCAATCCATGAACACCTTCCTTTGCGAAAGGCACCGACAAGTCATCCGCGTGGTTCGGTAACCTGGCCACTATTGCCTGTGTCTCGCGCCCGAGAGCGTCCAGCGCCGCAACGATACTGTCGACCCTCACAAGCCGGCCGCATTCCTCATCGTGCTCGAGCTTCTGCCTGCCGTAGCGAAGCCATTCATTCCGGCGTTTGGCTTCCTCGAAGGAATCCCCATCCGGCAGGTTGGCCGGCGCAATCTCGCGGGCAGCTTTTTCGTTGCTCCCCGGCCCTCGCGACGCCATCACCTTGGCCGGGTTCTGAAACCTCTCGCGGTAATGATCAATATGCGCAACCGACACCCTGGCGATCCGCCCGCGCCCGTCCCGCTCGACCGGAATGTCATGCTTCTCGATCAGCTCGCGGACCGTCTTCGAAATGGCCTGCCGCGAAACCCCGTCGCGCTCTGCGATTTCGGACAGCGTCATCATCACGGTATCAACCATGCGCTCGCCCTCCGTTTCCGCTTTGCAATAGTCCTCCCCGTCAATGCGTCGCCCTAACAACCTGACAACAGCCGCAAGGCCCATCTGACAACCTGACAACCCAAGCTTACACCCTGAAAAACTGGCAGGATTCCGGGGTCGTCCCGCCCCGCTTGGGTTGGGACTGGGATACGGTCCCTAATTTTTCTGGCAGCTAGATGCGTGCGAAGCGTCTTGTGCCACACACTCATCCAGCGCGATTAGCGAGCGGATAGACGGGCGAGACGACGGTCGACCTCGTGAATGAGACGGGCCGCGAAGTCGCGGTCCATGATTGATTGAGCGAGCCGTTCGAACTCGCCGTGCCGGTCAGCACCCATGGCGTGGGCCGGGTTGGCGGCATAGAGTTCACGCACCGGCAATCGAGATGATCCCTTGCGGGACAGGACAGCCTGGCTGCCCGAAATCTTCGACGATGCAATGAACGCGCTGGCGTAAGAGCCACGACCGCGAACACTCACACCCTTTCGGGTTTGCCGGGCGCCCAGTTGCCCCAATGAAATCCAGCGCGACCGCAGTTTGATCTCGACATCGTCGCCGGTCAGCCGCATCTGAGCCGCCCCTCGGACAAACCGGTACGGCAGACCTGAATAGGATGCTGCAAGCCGCGCGACCTGCGTGCGGGCTTTCTTGCCAGTGTGATTGACCGCCGAGCGAAACGCCTTGGCCTTCAAGTCAGCAGGCAGGCGATGCATTGCCGCACCGAGCGCGCGGAAGTCACTTGCGTCGATTTTCAAGGCAGCACCGGTCACAAGACGATCTCCCACGAAAAAACCCGCCGGGGTTGCCAGCGGGTCTGTGAATGGTCTGTTGTCCTTTTCAGGGTGAGATGCGCTTCGTCCGTCACGCCGGCTCGCATTGTCCGCCGCCGCAATTCCACACCCTCCGAGACGACTTCGCCCCGATTCGGGGAAGCCGGTCGGGGCGAATCGAGCAATTCAATCTGTTTTACCGTGGCTGAGTAACCACCAAATTCTCGCGCATGTCAACGGCCTTGTGTATTCGCCCCCGCACTTGACTGGCAGATCCAGTAGGGTTCACGCACCAATGTGTCACGTAGAAAATCGGTAAACATAGTAATGATCTCGAATGCTTGAGCGGCACGGACCACATCTGGATCCATACCAGGGACATGCGAAACCGCACTAAAAAGCTCATCGGAACTCAGAGATTGTCGAGATAGGCCCCAAGCGCATCAAAGGACGGGGTTGGTTTACTACCGTGAATTTCTGTTTCGGCAGCTCGCAGAAAGTTCCTTTTTAGGCGCCAAACCTTCACATGTTCGTCGTTAACAACGGATGACCCGATTTCGGCGCTTTTGCGCAGGCGATCATCAATTGACCGGCCATTGAAGAAGAGCTCAACCTCATGACACTTGAGTTTGCCTTTTTCTGACCAGTGACTGCATGCATCGACAAGCAAAACTGTGCATTTACAAAGGAGACTCAGAACCTGGCAGGAATAATAAAGTTTCGGGCTATAATTGTAGGCCGGAACAAGAATGAAATCGAGCCTATCCGAATCATTTTCGTCTGCCCCACCTCTTTGGCGCAGCTTGGGATCAAACAGCGAGAACATCAATGTTGGATTGTAGGCGTCGACACAGATTAGGACGGCGATCCTACCAAGTTTGGTATCATAATACTGCGCAACGATGCCATCTGGAGCTGACAGCCGCTCACCAACTTTTGCTGCAGGAATGACCTTGTTGTGCCTGTATACGCTTGGCTTGCTGTAACCAGCCGGCGCCGTGTTAAGTGCGTTATTTACAATAATCCTAGCAACGTTGTGACATGAAGGTCCACTTTGATGATATTCATGCCTTGACCCCGCAACCACGAAAACAGGAAAGTCATACCCGTTGATTTTTGCCAGCACAGCGGCTGCGAACGAGTCATCATCAACACCGGCCTGTTGAGGGGGAAAATCAAACTCACCTAAGCAAATAATGTTGGCACGTTCCTTGAGGCATCGGTCCAAGTATGAGAGCCGCTCAGCTTCCCACGCGTCTTTGTCGTATTCCGGATCTCCATTCCTGTTCACTGACGTGAACACAAAATCACCTACCGCTTCAAAACGCAGCGGCATAACCTCATCGGCAGTTTTTTCGTCCGGGTGTTTGTCTGGAAGACCGATGTCATTGCGACCCATCGCTATTGCAGCAATCGTCACCTCTTCATCGTCAAGCGCGTCTTTTTTTTCGACACTTGATAGCTTCTGCGGCTTTAGTCGGTATGTATCACGAGCGCACAGAGCAATCACACGCAAGGCGGCCTGCTCTACCGTTAACTGGCCGCTCGATATTGCTAGCGACTCAGGATCTCCGTGCTTGCTAAAATCATCTAGAACAAGATGTGCATGCCAGAAAGCCTTCTCAGCCCGTGCGTCAATAGTTTTTCCAAAACCCAAAGCTTCATCGGAATTCACGGCCCCACCCTGCACTTAATATACCCCAGTGCGGAGACGTTAGCTAAAATGCCGCCCCAAAGAAAGCTGCAATTTCTGCTGTTGTTCCAATACTATTGGAATCAAGAGCCTCCAGACCTTCAGGTCTCCCGCCATGGCTGCCGTTAACGATGCCTGAGAAATATGCATCTTTATTGTTTGCATACCGTACAAAAACAGAACCTGCTCCGTTTGATCCGCGGTACGGATAAAATTTCGCTTTTTCGCCTAAAGCAAACTCTTCGCCGTTATTTGCATCGCGGGCTTCATCAATAGCAGCAACATCCGTCACGTTGCGCAACGCGCCTGCCAATTCAAAGTTTTCAATCGTTTTAGCATCTGATGGTTTCACATGCAGGGTATCGCATAAGTGCTCCAGAGCGTCCGAAACTCCAGTTCCAGTGCAGTCGGCTGCGAAAACATGGATTCCACCATACAGCGAGAGGTGAACCTTGGCCTCAATCGCGCGCGAGAAATCTTCCTGATACTTATTGATCAAATCGGAATTGATCACTTGGCAAGCTGCGTCAAACAGCTTGTGGATGTGATTGAGCTCATCAACCGAGATCTTACCCCAATCACCAATCGTGTTGGCCCGCGTCCATACCTTGCTTTTTGTCGGACCTACACAAACGGTTATGCAAGTTCGAAATTCAATTGCACGACCACCGGATCTCACAGAAATTTTGGGAAGGTCCAAGATCAATCCAGGATCAAACCGAGATGAAAGACCTTTGTCAGGATCGATAAAAATCTCCGGGTCCACAAATTTAAGCGCTCCGCCAAATTTCCCGGTGGTATCGAGGATGTGCTTTGATGCCGCGCTCATGTATTCTGGTAGGCGATCACGGATTGCAATCCCGACATGGCGCGCCTCTGAAACTGTCAAAGGCTTAACTTCGCCGCTCTCGTATAAGGCCTCAATGACAGTTCCGTGACGGTAAGAGGCAGCGGTGAGATTACACATGTGCTTGCCCTTTCCTGCCAGAGACATTGTCAACCGCTAATAGAGCACGCTGCGGACGAGCGGACAATGCTCTGTCCGCGACACATCCGCGCGCGCCGGCGCATCGCCGAGCCGAGACCGTTAGATATGTTGCAAAAACCATAATTCAAATATCCTACACGGCGTGTTCACGTATAAGTGTGCATCCTTGCGCTCGTTGGGGCAAGTTTCTGACCGTTTTCCTATAGATTATCAAGCGCCAACGTTAACAAACTCGCCTATATCAGGGCTTGCATGGCGGAGTTGATACCCGCGCATAGCTTCAAATCCGACTATATTATTGTTTTCCAATACAAAACCGCCCGAACTACGGCAATGGCCGGCGAAACTGAATATTAAGTCCGTTTTGGGCGCTTCCACCCGAAAGCGGCAATTGACAGGGTCGAGGCCAGCGTCCGCGATGACCGCACAGCTGCTATTCGAGCAACCCAATATCAATGACCGATTCCCGCCCTTTGTATCCGTGTCTCACTGCCTCGGCACTCCAACCGTCACTGTCTCACTACCCCGCCTCAACCGTTCCGCATCCTGCTGCGCCTGCTTCACCAGCCGCCGATGGTCGCGCGGAAACCTCTCGCGGTAGGCGCGCCAGAAGGTTACGGCTTCACCCCTGCCCCGCCGCAGATCCGGCAGCACGCGTGCTGGCTTTGCCTCGCCGGCTTCCCATGGCCGCGCTGTCAGCTCCGACTGCTGCAGGTCGATGGTCTCGAGCTGGCCGGCGCAGGTTTCGAATACGTAAGCCATCACGTCGGCCAGCACTTCGCGGTGGGCGCGGGCGATCAGGGTGTCGAGCGGATCTGGGTCGAGATGGTGTTTCTGGTGCGCGCCGGGTTTCAGTCTGCCGGCCACGGTCATGCCGTTGGTTTCGATCTCCACCATCTCGACGATGTCAGAGCCCTTGCCGTCGACGCCGGTGATCATCGGCATCATTGAGCGGACAAACCATTTCGGACGTCCGTCGGCATGGCGCTCTATTTTCTGCTCAGTGGGGTTCATCCGCCAGGCTTCGCTGTCACCCATAATGACGTGCCGCAACACCAGGTCAGTGGCGACAATGCGCAATGTGCGGCCATCGGGGCAGACCGCGCGCACCGCCTGGGCAATGGCGCGCATGGCCAGCCCGCCAAATTGGGCGAGTTCGGGCGCCGGGTGCCAGTCTTCGGGCAGATCAACCTCGGCGCCATCAAGTGCTTCAACCGCCTCATGCAGCCGCACCGCATCGGCGTGTGGCCAGGCGGTGGCCGAGAAGTCGGGGACCACGCCATAGCGGTTGATGCCGTGCCGGTCGACAAGCGTCAGATACTCGCCATAGCCGGAGACCTTGCGCCATGCAGCCAGAAACCCGTCAGGCCCGTCAGCCACGCGCGGCGCCTTGGGCAGCTCATCCCGCCACGCCCAGGCCAGAGCCTGGTCAACCGTCATCTTTTTGAGCCCGGCACCGGTTTGCGTCCCCTTTTGGGCGTTTGCGTCCCTGTTTTGCATTACATCAACCCTCGCTTATTGATTTGATCTCTTTGTTTTCGCTGGATTATTCGAAAGGAAAGGGAAGCAAGGGACGATAGGGACGCAAACCGGAGATAACGCATAGAGAGAGTGCCCGCTCTAACCCCGAACCCCTGAAATCCCGCGCGCACACTTTAGGCGCGGGCTTGCGTCCCCATCGTCCCTTGCGTCCGAACCCTTTGAAATCCCGCACCCTTTCATGGGGACGCAAGCGGCGCATCACACCTGTTTGCGTCCCCAGCGCCCCCGTTTTGCGTGCGGTTCGGGGATGCCAGGGCAGGCTTTGCCCTTCGCGGCCTCTGGCTGGCAAAGGGGTGCGGGGTTCAGCGCGCAACATAGCCAAGCCTGATGTCGCGCTCTGCCTGTATCAACCGCCAGATCGCATCCTCGGGCGCGTCGTTGTCTCGGGCGATCTCGGCGGTCGTCGTCATGCCCCGCCGCCATGCCGCGATCACGCGAATGGCCGTCTGCGCATCGAGGAACGCACCGCCCCTGGTGGCGATATCGGTCATGGCGCTCCCTCCGGCCTGGATGCCAGCCACTCTGGGCGGACATGAATGCCGCGATAGACGGTGTTGCCGCCGGTCTTGGCCTTGGCGAAGTGGCGCATGTCTCCCTCCGGCCCTTGATAAGGCCGCCGTGCGGCGCTGGCGAAACGCTTGGCGAATGTCGCCTGGGTGAAGGGGAATGCGCCCTCGGCGCGGGCGAATTTCTCGTAGGCCACGAACAGGTCAAACGGCGCCTCGCTGTCGGCCGCTTCACCGGTGACCACGCAAGCGGTGCGGATGAACTGGCCGATCGGGTCGCTTTCCTCGCGATAGGCCTGGCTGGCAGCCGAGATTTCCTCCGGCGTGTCGAGGCCAAAGGTCAGATATTCGAGCGCGCCCTCGATCATCCAGGCGAATATGCCGTCGCGTTCCCGCGCCAGCTTCTGCGGCAGCATCCGGTCAACCTGTTCTTTGGGGATCTGCACATCCCAGGGCACCAGCACCACCCGGCGCCAGATGCCATCGGAATCATCATCAATGCGCGGCTTGTGGTTGCCCGACAGCATGATCTTGAAATGCGGATCGACCTCGAAGAAATCCTTGTGCAGCCG